TTCTTCTGTTATATTTGATAACTCTATTTGTTCTATTAACTCGTTGTATTTACTCTTGTCATATAATTCATTTATTAATGGTTCTTCGCCTTTTATCTCATATTCAGGTATATTTATTTTTGTTGTGTATGGATTTTCTTCACTTTCGTTTGTTTCTTCTAATGATATATCTAAATCAAATCCAAAATCTTCCATGTCAATATTTAATATGTCATTTAATTCTTCGTCTAATAATTCATAATCCCATTGTGCTTTTTCACTTACTTTATTGTCTGCAAGTCTAAATGCTTTTATCTGTTCTTCATTTAAATCATCTGCAATTATACATGGTACTTCTTCAAGCCCTAACTCTAAACTTGCTTTATATCTTGTATGCCCTGCTACTATAACATTGTTTTTATCAATTATAATAGGTACTTTAAATCCAAATTCTTTGATTGACTTTGCAACATATTCTACTGCATCATCATTAATTCTAGGGTTCTTTTCATAAGGTTTTAACTCATTTATACTTTTGTTAATAATTTCCATCAATATTCCTCTTTTCTGTTCTAATTTTACCATAAAAATGCCTAATAAACAAAAACACTACTTTCTTATTAACTTCTTGCCAAATGTTTCTAACTCTTGTTGTACCTTTACTGGCTCGCCTTTGTCATCCATATATATGTCTACCCACCAACATGATTTGTCATTATTAAATCCCATACTTCTTTCATAAGGCGTTAAATCTTGTAAACAACTTGTTTGAAAACAATGTGTCTTGCCTTGCTTCATGTAAAATGCTTGATGTATATGTCCTGTTTGTAATATATGTGGTCTTTCTTCACTAGGGATTGCATCTAAATATTTTTGTATACGATAGGAACGTGCATAACTTTGCCCTGCTTTTCCGTGATATAATCTTACTTTTAACTTTCCAATTTTTAAATCTTCACAATCACTACCTAAATAATGTAAATCTGTTCTTGTGTTGCATATATCTTTTAATATGTCAGCACCACATTCTTTATACCACATATATTCATGATTGCCTGATACTACATAAGTTGGTATATCACTTTTAGGGTACTTATCTATTACATATTGTTTTTGCCCTGTATATGATATTTCTTTTAATTCATATAGGTGTTGTGGTCTATTTGATTTGCCGTCAAGTAGGTCACCACTATGTAATATATAATTTATGTTCCTTTTTTCTGCTTGGTCATATAAATATCTTAAAATATCAAGCCTATCATATTTGCTACATAAATGTGTATCGCTTATTAATAATAATTTTAAATGTTCTAACTCATTTTTTATTTGGTATATGTCGTTTTCTTTAATCGGTTTTACTTTAACTATTCTGTTGTCTAATATATCAAATAAATACCCCTGTTGTTTTAGTAATTCAATTAATCCATATACTTCGTGTTCCTTTATATCAAATGTCTTTATAATGTCGCTTAAATAAGCATTTTTCTTTTTGCCTAAATACTCTGCAAACTTTACTATTAATTCTTCCATGTCCTACCTCTTTATCTTTAAATCAGAATATAAAACTGCTAATGGCATATCACTATTTAAATAATCCCATATTTTATTCTTTTGATATTCTGTTGTATGTATATTTGCATAAACATACCATTTATATAAT